TTAAACTTGTAGTTATTATATTGTGCTGTTCCAGCTAAATTTGCTGATCTAGTCGTTTGAACCGTTAAAGATACACTTGCCGTATATGTTTGTGTTACTGCTATTGGCCCAATCCAGGTACCCGCATCTGTTACTGCTGCTCCATCAATGTATGCTGTTCCGGTGGCGGCGTAGGGATTCCCATTCACAGCAAAGAATGTGAATTCGCCCAGGCCAGCCCCCGAACTATGCGTTCTACCAAATGTGGCAGTGGGTGTGCCGTAGCTGTCGGGACTATTCCATATTTTACATGTATAGGTATTTGCTCCGTAATCAAGTAGAGTTTCTACTCTGATCCACTGATTTAGAGCAATTGTGCCAGCACCTACTACTGGGGCAGTCTCTATCCAGTTTCCGTACCAAATTCCTTCTCCGGCTGCGCCGTCCTTTCTAATATAAAAAGCATACCAGTCATCTCTAGAGAAGGTAAAAACAGCGCCTGTACTCATAGATGAGGAATCTAACCATAAATAAAATCTTTGAGCTATATTGGCGCTACCCGCAGTATATTGCCAAGCCGTTCCAAATGCGCCAGTATCTGAGGCTGAATCTACTAATTTTACTGATGTATTTCCAAATTTGGCATGAGTGTTTGAATACACTCCGAGGTAGTTCCAGTGTGCTCCAGATGCGGAAGCCCCATTAGTTCCTTCACAATCATCGTTGACTAAAATGCTCATAATTAGTATTCGTAGTCAATTTGAACTACGAGATCTCTCGCCCCGCCTCCGGAGTCTACTCCAAATAGGTCAAGAAACAATACACCACCAGAAACTATAGTGGAGTGCAATAGGCTGGTAACCTTATTTGTTACCGCCCCGCCGACTGTGAGTGTAGGCTTGGTATTAAAAATCGTGGTTGCGCTAGCTGGCACTGTGGCATGATATCGAATATCCACTACAACACCTGTTGTAACTGGCCCGGTCCCAAGTGTCGCTCTGACCGATTTAATCGTCCATGAAAATTGACTATCATTATAAACTGGAAGCCCAATAGCTATAGGGGCGCCAACTACTGGCAGTTGACCAGGATACGAAAAGACCTCCTGACCTGATCTGGCCTTTGCCTCTACTGCCTCAAGTCCCTCTTGTATAGCGGTGACAATAGTTACAGCATCGGTAGAACTACCATCATTGCCCTTGGCATCATGGTCTATTCTTGTATATGGCCCGGCCATAACTGCCCCCTTCTATTACGTTGCGTTAGTCGTTAGTGTGATAGTAACGACCCATTGCTGAGTATTTGTTTTAACTCCTAGAAATGCTACCTTGCGATTCAAAAGTGTACCGCCCGTATCTGCATTGGCGATACCCCACTCTTGCCAAGTAAAGTTAGCTTCATTCTCGTCAAATGTGACGACATACGTGGCTGCATTACCAAAGAGTGTTGGGTAGCCATTCGATACAAGCTTTCTCACCTTATTGGTAGAAGCTTGAAGATCTGTTTGGGCGGCATTAAATGCTGCCGCCGAATCTCCAACTGCTATATATGAATGCGTACTATCAAGGGCTTGAGCGGTATTCCCATGGAGCCTTGATACATAAAAATCTCTCCCGGCTGTTAGTAGAGGCACTTATTCCTCCTCCCCCCGTTCAATATTTGTGATCTGTCCATCTGTCGTATAAATGGTTTCAATAAGCTTACCATCTAGGTCATACTTTTGAATCTTAACATCTTCTCTTACACTTATACTAGTCTCATCTTCTCTGATCATCCGTAATACTCCTTTGCCTCTTTGGGGCTAGCGATCCTGAATCCTTCAATATCCAAAATAATATTGGCTTCATCCTCAGTAGCTACTGCAAATGGGTGCTCTCTGGTGAATACAAACATAGTGGTGGGGGTGGGAACCTCATACATAAAGTTCGACCGGTCCATCTTAATAACGTACGTTCTTTGATTGGGATCTACCGGCTGGGGAGGCTCGATTGCCTCAATACCGACATAGCTAGCAGTAACACCGCTGGCCTCCAGCTCTTCAATAATCTGGGCCTTTGTCTTTACGCTAGAAATATCTACCGCATACTCATCTGCCAGCTCTTTTAGTTCATTTACCTTTAAAGTCTGTAGTGACACTTTTCCTCCTAGTTGTTGTACCTATTATACCATTAAAAATTGCCAAGGCCGGGGTTTAGATTTCTCCTCCCCCCGGCCCTCGCGGTTGCATGTTAGTTGGTCAGAACATCCTTGACAACAACATATGCGTTAAGGTTTTCGATCTGAACGCCCACGCGGGCATAGACCGTGTACTCAACGGCATCCTTCTTGGGCTTGTACTCGCGCTCGACCTGAATCTCACGCTTGATACCCCAGATGCGGTTTTGCGGGAATGTCAATTCGACATACCCATGACCAGCAGCTGCGGGTGACCCATAGGTGTTATTCTCTCCAAAGAGAGGAACTTCCTGTACGGGAATACCGAATGCACCAATACCCTGTACCAATGTTCCAGCGGGACCGGAAGGTGCCGCTGGGTTACCAGCCAGGATTGCCTGCGAAATATCTAGCGGGCTTACCGTGTTGGTTGTATTAGTAAGGTTATACAAGTAGTTCTGCGTTAGAACAGATCCAGTGTAGAACTTCAGCTGGTTCCGCCTCTGCAGATACCTGCGGGGCATTACCTTGAGTGCCTTATCGAAGATTGCCTTAGAAATAGTTGTTCCAGAGGCAGAGGTAACCTGTCCACCATTCAGACTAAGCTTTTTAAAGCCATCAAATGACTTATAAAGAGCATCGCCAGTATTAGTGGTATCACCATTGATCGCAAGATCCTCTACGTCGTTTCCGAACGCAGTAGCCATCATGCGTGCAATATGATCTTCTAGGGAAGCTTCTTCAATGTTATCTTCTAGAGACTCCCGAGAGAGTTCCCAGTCAAGACGCAACTTCTTAGTTGTCAAAGAGATCTTACTGAATGTCGGATCGGCGTTTACACCGTCATCGACTGCTTCTGTTGCCAGACGAACAATCTTTTGACCAACATTGATCTTATCAATATCAACAACCTCAGAGCGCATACGGACTGTACGACCCTCCTGAGCTAGAACTGTAGAGTCCCACATGTAGTCAATGAATGTGTCAGATTGCTGAGCGTTCATAAGACCACCACCGTTCGGACTTGCAACGGCTGTCGTGGTTACTACCTTTTCAAATAGTTCATTATTACTCACGTTTATTTTCACCTACCTTTTCTTTTTATGATTTAATTTGAGAGTCTATCGGCTGCGAGGAAGCTACCGTCCCAGATGCTCTTTTCTGATTTTGTTATTACCTCTGTCGATCCGCCAAGATCTCCAGACTTCTTAGTTGCGGTTGCCGCGTCAATTGCGTCAACCTTGGTTACAGTGACATCTACGGACGACTTGATCTCATCAAGCTCTGTCTTTAGATCACCGTAGCTCTTAGAGAGCTCTTCATACTTGGTCTCAAGGGTCTTGGCAAAAGCTGTAATTGTCTCAGTAACAGCCTCAATCTTAGCCTCTGTATCAGATAGGCCCTTAGTTAGCTTATCCGAAATAGTTGCTGTAAGATCTTCAAGCGCCTTCGTGAAGTCCGGGCCTTCGGTGACCTCGGCCTCCGTAACGTCAGCCGCCTTTTCGACAACATCTGTGGCCGTCTCTTCAACTACCTCTGATGCCTCTGTGTCTACCGCCTTTTCTACGACGGGTGTTGCATCTTGTTCTTTATCCACCTGTGTACCTCCTTCACTTTGATTTTCCTCTACTGTTTCTGAGAGAAACTTTTGAACAATGGTCCTAAGCGTTTCAGCATTAGTATCATTGGTTTCTATCCATCCAATATTAGTCATTGAAGCATTACAAATAGCACAATTTAGGCTTTCTGCATCCTTAGTTATAGCAATGCTATCCTCAGGGCACCAGAATACAGTCTCTGTATTAGTTTCCGCTACCATTCCTTTAAGAGATAGGCCATTATCTAGTTTTTCAATAGAAAATATATTAGCTAATTGGTTAGCTGGACTATCTACTAGGCTAAGTTCTACTAATTCATACTTATCGACTACTCTAACTGTCTTATCTAGGGACTTATCAAATACTGGGGATGACTCTAAAATCTTTCCCCCGATAGAAAATCCCGTAAGGGTTCCATCAATAACCTTTTCCCAGGTTTGCGGCGCACCCTTACTGATATATGCCTTTACAAAAATCCCATCATACTCTTTGTTTGTTTGCTGATCAAAGTACTTTTGCTCTTGGAATGAAAGCATTCTTCCTACAGCATTATTTTGATGCATTTCACGAATGTTCCCCCGAAATTGCTCAAAGGCGGCACGACTAGCATCAGATTTAAGAATATCATCCTGTCTATCGGCATTATCTAGAGTTGCAAACCCCGAGACAGTTCTATTTTCTGCGTCTACCTTCATAAAAGGCATAGAAAGCGATACTGTGTCTCCGGAAACACTCCAATGGGACTTTTGTATACTCATGGTGTAACATAGTGTAATATATGTTCAACCCTAATGCAAATTTAAAGCATTAAGGTGTCGCTCTACCGTCTCCCTGAGCGTTTCTACCGCCCGTACCGGCGTCAGATTGATTTGCCGCCCGATTTTGGTCCCTTGTTCGTGACTGATTAGCTACAGCGGTTTGATCGGCTGCGCCCTGAGCGGTTAGATTAACTGGTTTATCGCCACCATCACGAGGCGGGAGTCCTAGAAGCGCCCTGGCCTCATTTGGAAGCATTACCTGCATCCTTACCAAGCGTTCAATAATCTTTGACTGAGTATCCTCATCCGTCAATGTCAGTTCATTGAATTTAAGAATAAACATATCGGTAAATTCAGCAATAAATGGGGTTAGTAATGTTTCAAGTCTGCCCTGTTCTGGTCTAGTGACCTGCTCTTTAAATCCCTTATCGGCATCCTTTGCCGCTGCAAGCGACATTCCCTCGGCCATGCCAGCCTTAGAGCGTGGAACCCTATGGGTCATAAAGATTTCATCCATGTTGGCTTTGCGATATGCACCGAATGAGGCATCTTGCTTTCCGGCTTCGACGGCCTCCATCTTAAACTCAACCTTGCTCTGAGGGTCATCTGGTGGTAGGGGAACATAAAGTGTTCTATGGTTCTTGCCCTTTAGGTTAGTCTGGAAGAATTCCACTAGTGCATCTTCTGATTTCTTAGAAAGCGATGCACCCTTAAGCGTAATAACATACCTGGGCACTGCTTTATACTCAAAGTAATCAAGATTAAACCGGGCGGCGAACTCATCACCAGCTAATGCCTTGGCTGCTGGAACAACATCCGGAATCCCATAGTAGGTGTCTCTAGGGGTGTATTTCTTAATATGTAAAATCTCATTAGGGACTTTTTGTCCACTTACCGGGTCAACTGTCTTTAGATCTCCATAGTTCCTAAAGAAAATAACATATGGTCCAATCATTTGGACATATCCATCACGCATAGTCCTGACCCTCATGGATGTAGCAGCAACATGGCCAAAGTACCCTATTTTACCGCTAGATGTACGGCCTATTTCGATATAACCATTACCCGTTGTTTCATAGTCAATCCATACCTTTCTTAAGACCTCTAAAACAGAATTCTCTGCATTAAGATCTTCTAAAAGAGCTTCAAGTGTCTGTTTGGCAAGATCTACTTGCTTTTGAATATTTGCTCTCTTTTGAGATGAGGACGCATTTGCAAGTTTATCAATTACCTTTTGGGTTGGCTTGAACTCATACCCTAGGCCAATAATATTTGCTACCTTAGCATTAATAGCTGCATAGTTAGCTGGTGATAATTCGTATATTTGAGCTAAATAATCTAAATTATAGATCGGCTGGATAACACCAAAGGCACTATATGCTGTATAGTAGCCAAGCTCCATGGACCGGCCTTGAGCATCATCTATACCAGTATATGCCTTAGAGAGTTTTCTATTTAATCTCCGACGAGTATCGGGTGCTAGAGTGGTGATCTTAGCTAGAGCCTCTTTATCTAGCTTTATAGTAAACGGGTCTATATTTTCTGGCTTCTCCTCTGATGATCCCACCCGGACTATAATTTCTTTTGATTCTGGCTCCTCAGCTTCTTTAACTTGTGCCATGTTGCTTCCTATACCTCGCTTCATCCATGTATGCCCCGACATCGTATTCATCAGGGATAAGCCCGGCTATCATTCTTTGTATTTGAATATCAAACTCTTCATCAGTAACCCGCCGAGCACCAGAGTAGTATACCGGCTGGCCTTCGGGATAACCATAGTGAGCGGCTACCTGGCGAAGCTTAGTCATTTTAACTAGATCATCTTTCCTAGAGGCTACATTAAGAAAGTTACCTTCATTATCCGATAGATATTCTCCATTTGGTAGTTGCCACAAATAGAGGCCAATGCTGGCAGAATCTATGATCCTTGTACGTCGTTTGACCGGTTTCTTATTACTCATGCACCAATGATACCATAATCAGTTGCTAAAGCAGACTTTTTGTACGCTAGACTGTCGATCCGACCGACCAAGAGTAGGAATATGGCACCGGCTCGATGTTTTCAGCCATGGAAAGGGTCTCAACATCCCCAATCGGCTTAGTAATTAGACCTTTAGCAGCAGAATAGTGGTCTTGAACCTGTGTAGCCGTCAACTGATTATTATAAAGGCCAATATTATCATATCCAGAAAGCTTTGATATCTTTGTCCCATCATAGTGACAGTTAAAAAATACTTGGTGGGCATTTACGGGTGTAGTTATATTGGCTACGATGTGGTTCCATGTATTGTATATCGGAACGGTTGCCGAGCCAAGACTAATAGACGTTCCATTAAGATATACCGAGGCAAATACCGATCCAGTAGTTGGGGTTAGACCCGATGCTGTTCTTACGATACTCTTCTCTGTTCCTGCAGATGCTGGATTATTTATACATAAAATCTCTGTTGTCCCGATCCCGGCATCATACTCTGCATAGTATAGAAACTCTATTGCCCCATATAGATACTTATTGGTGGACCCATCTACACCTGGGTTGACTACTTTAAATCCGGGCCCAGATGTTCTGACTAGTAGACCAGATTCAGCCGATGGATCCGTTGATAGTAGGTCTCCCGATGATATAAATCTATGACCAACAGACGATACAGCGTCTATTCTGGCTGCACTATTAATGGAATAGGTAGACCTATTAGAGTATGTCCTTAGGTCTATTGATTCTATTTCCGGCCTCCAAAGTTCTGAGTCCGCAGCAAGCAACTCTATATCCAGCGATAATCCATACACGTTATAGTTAGTGCCCGGAACATCACCATTTGTTATCACTGAAATTTCCTGTCCAGAGTAAACGGTACCAGTTCTAGGTACTCCAGATGTTGTTAGAGTAGCTGCCGGTTGAATAGTAGACTCCTCTACAGCTATCATTTTGAAGTATGTATCATCAATTACACTGGGAACCCCGCCAGAATCTGTTTGTGATGGCTCTAACGTCGGCCTTATGGTCATAAAGCCTCTTTGGCTAGCTGCTAGGCCAGTTGTGCCGCCAAAAGTATACATACATGCAGCCGGTTTTAGGCCAAGTGTGGCATCTGTAAGATCAGTATACGTCCCGCCCCATTCTGGAGAAGCCGGATATGACTTTCCAAAGGCTAGGTTAGCAACGGTAGTGGATGGGAGACCCGTTAGTTGGTATCCTACTCCGATATACGCTATGGTCTCATTATCTACTCGTACGTCTAGTGGGATGGTCGAACTACCACTATAGGCATTTAGTGCATTAGCAGCACCATCTGAATATAGACTGACATATCCACTATTAAACAGTATTGCTATGTTTCTAGATCCTGTAGATATAGCTGTAGTATAGGCATATGTAGTCGTGGTTGCCGCATCATCCCCATCTATCACAACAACATCTATAGAGGGAATCCCAGATGTGTTAATATACCATGACCAATATGTCCTAATTGCCGGGTTATAAATAGTTACCATATATTGTTTTGCACC